AACCAGAACAAGTCATAATTACAAAAGAGGCGGAAGTTCCAAATATTGTGCCTCCACCATTAAAGAAGAAAAAGAAATCTGAAGATAATGATAATAATAACAATGAAAACAATGATGAGGGTGGTGATGAAGGTGCTATCAATCGTTTAGATGCCCCTAACACTGGAAATCTAGGACTTGAGGACGAAGTTCCCTGCCCAGGCCCTCTTCAACTTCGCATAGGTGATGTTACTCAGTCGGGTGATGAAAGAGTGGTAGGTCATCGTCTTTTAGATGACGGTGTAACTTGTGAAACATTATATGAACCAACCACTGTGTTAGAAAAATATGTACCACCCATGAATCAGATCACATCTGTGACTACGTTAGCAGTTGTAGCCACAGCAGGTGCTGCCACAACACCAGTGTTAATTAAAGTTATTAAACCCATTGTTAAAAAAATATGGGCTGCGGTTCAAAAGAAATTAGGAAAAAGAAAAAAGAAAGATAAACTTACTTCAGATCAAATTTTGAAGAAAAATGGAATGAAAAAATTAAAAATTCCCGATTGACATTTCTTTTAAGTCAGATGCATTTTTACTTGCATTGATGTGTTTAACAGGAGGAATTGAGTGTGAATGATTTGGTAGTGTGCCTGGTGGGTTTAATAAAACAACATCTGCACATACTTTATGATATGGAGATTTAGGATGAAACATAATTCCTTGCTTCATCAATTCGCCACAATTTTTCAATCTTGCAATCTCAAAATCTAATCTCTTATTTGCAGTGTTTTGTTGCATATATGCGATATTAGATTCTGCTGCCTCTTTACAAAGTTTCTGTAGATTTTTATCTAGTGGTTTAGACCAAGTTGCAGAGAGACCAACTGAAAGAGTGCTACTATCTTTTTGTCCTGTACGAACTGGTTTGTAAAACAATATCTCGCCTGGATTATCTGGTATTGAATCATCGTTGGCATCTAGATTATTATACACTGGATCCATATAATAATCCTCGTAAGGACGTTTAATTACAATATTCCCTGTTGCAAACGGTGTCACGTTCATGGTTGGGCCTTGACATTGAATGCCACCACCGTACGTATTTGTGATATACGGCCCCTGTAATACTTGTATAGCTTGATTCGTAACCGAGCCAGATGAATTGGCCACTGGATTTGCTGTAGCTGAGACACCACCTACGTCACTCGCAAACATAGGTGTTGTCGTTCCTAACAAACAGATTGAAATCAGTTTGAGAATACGCTTGTTGTGGTGGTTACGCTTTTTACTTCTGAGGTACGATTTATTACTGTGTGATTTTTCAGGCCTGGCCCAGAAAAAGTTTCTGTAAACTGAAAGGCTGCGCCTGCGTTTGTGATTGTGAAGTTTGGTTTTTTGTCTAAATCCAAATCCGTCCATGTTGTAGTCACTCCATCCAATGTATTATTACTTCCCGTGATTGTGGGTGGGGAAATAGAATCGCCATCATGTTGTATGTTCGTGCCTGTTATAACATACTGATAGCCTGTGTCATACTGCATACTATTTATGGTCTCTGTCACGGTGCTCGTCGTTTCCGTCGTGCTCGTCATCGAGCCCTGTGTAAAATTAGGCACCACAGGAACAGACATCACAGTCGGGGCATTCGCAGTCAGGGCAGACGCAACCGCAACCATCGCAAGTTTCTTTCTCACGGTTGTGCATTTTAAGATATTGTTGCGCTGCCAAGTTATCAAGAAAGTCATTTATCATCTGACGGTTAGCTCGTTAACAAATTGTCCAGTAGCCACAGTACCAGCTCCGCCAGCAGTTATGGTCATTACACCCGCTGATGTAATCGTACCAGCCAATGAGTCTTTTGTACCAGCAGCTGTTGATAGTTGATCACTGAAGTTACCTACGGCGCCAACTGTTGGTGCGGATGTAGGCACTGCATCAGCCTGAGTATATGACTGAGCGAAACTAAATGCGGAACCAGCTGTGTCCTGAGTTGCAGCAATCGTGCCAGGTGCATATACACCCTGAGTTATTGTTCCAACCGATACTGTACCAGCTGTATTACCGTCAGTTGTATCAATGTTTGAACCAGAAATTGCAAAACTAGATCCTATTCTCTCAACCTGAGTCGCTGCAGCATCAACTTTAAGTTGAACACTGGAACTTAATTTATGCGTTATATTAGCCATAGCTGGAGAACTAAAACCCGCCAATAATAGAAGCGGTAAAAATCTTTTCATAAAACTACACACTATAATTCTGGCTTATTTAGACAGTTAAAAATTAGGACGCTTGCCAATTATGTAAAGTTCTGTTACTATAAATAACGAAAGGTGTTCTTTTTAACACATATCTGCTCCCGCTAACCAAGACCTATGGGAGGATAAATTACGTCTTCATATCCGAAAGTGAGGGATTTTCGGAAATAAGTTTCGCATCTACCCTTGATGCCCTACTTACAAAACGTCTTACTAATGACAACTCTATCAAAACAAGGCAGAGGTAGTCTCCTACAGGGATGGCCAGAGTTCTGCCAGTGGGTAACATCAACAAACAACAGAATTTATGTTGGTTGGTTTGGTGTACTCATGATTCCATGCTTGCTCGCAGCAGCAGCTTGTTTCATCGTTGCGTTCATCGCAGCACCACCTGTCGATATCGACGGCATTCGCGAACCTGTAGCTGGATCATTCTTATATGGAAACAACATCATCTCAGGAGCAGTCGTTCCTAGCTCAAACGCAATCGGACTACACTTCTACCCAATCTGGGAAGCAGCAACAGTTGACGAATGGCTCTACAACGGAGGCCCATACCAACTCGTTATCTTCCACTTCCTTATCGGTATCTCTGCTTACATGGGACGCCAATGGGAACTTAGTTACAGATTAGGTATGAGACCTTGGATATGCGTTGCATATTCAGCACCAGTATCTGCAGCATTTGCTGTATTCCTTGTATATCCTTTCGGACAGGGTTCTTTCTCTGACGGAATGCCTTTAGGAATTTCTGGTACATTCAACTTCATGTTTGTATTCCAAGCAGAGCATAACATTCTTATGCACCCATTCCATATGGCTGGTGTAGCAGGTATGTTTGGTGGAGCATTATTCTCCGCAATGCACGGTTCACTTGTAACATCTTCACTTATTCGTGAAACAACAGGTCTTACATCACAGAACTATGGTTACAAATTTGGACAAGAAGAGGAGACATACAACATCGTAGCTGCACACGGTTACTTTGGTCGTCTTATCTTCCAGTATGCTTCATTCAACAACTCAAGAAGTTTACACTTCTTCCTAGCAGTCTTCCCAGTTGTCTGTGTATGGTTAACATCTATGGGTATTTGCACAATGGCATTTAACCTTAATGGATTTAACTTTAACCAGTCAGTTGTAGATGCTAATGGTAAAATTGTTCCTACATGGGCAGACGTTCTTAACAGAGCTAACCTAGGTATGGAAGTAATGCATGAGAGAAATGCACACAACTTCCCATTAGATCTTGCATGTGCAGAGTCAACAACAGTTGCTCTAACTGCACCATCTATCGGTTAATAAATAAGATTGAGACATCGTTCGTGCGGTCTCTACAATCGGAACTACTCAGACTCCTTCGGGAGTCTTTTTTTATGATATTATATCTCTATGAAAAAAATAATTGATGTAATCACTCACCCATTAACTGTATGTAATTTAATAGTAGTGGGTTCTCTCATTTTTATACAGATAGTTCATACTCATGCTCACTATAAGATGGAGATTGATGTTCATGGATACTGTGCAAATGCCGACTTTAAACTTGACACGGAGGAAGATTGGTGATACTGTGTGAAAAGAAATTATCACATACATGAAAATTTTTCTTGACACAGCAGATGTTGATCTGATCGGTAAGTATCACGAATCGGGATTAATCGATGGTGTCACAACAAATCCAACTCTGATTAGAAAGAGTGGTAGAGATCCAGAACAGGTATATAAAGAACTCACAATTATTGGTATTGATGATATCAGTATGGAAATCGTGACAGATGATTATTTTGAGTTTCTTCAAGAAGGCCGAAGACTGTTTGAGAAATTTGGTGAAGTCACAACAATTAAAGTGCCTTGTACACCAGATGGATTAAGGGGTTGTAAACTCCTCTCAGAGGAGGGAATCCGAGTAAACGTTACTTTGGTATTCAGTCCTGCTCAAGCGATACTGGCATCGAAGGCAGGCGCTGCCTACGTCTCACCTTTTGTAGGTAGGGTGGATGATAATTCATTTGATGGATTGAATCTAATTAAACAGATTGCAGACATCTATGAAAAACAGTCGAGACTATATAATTTTGTCACCACAGAAATTTTATCCGCATCCATTCGAGATGTGGGAAGCGTGAGTAAATCTTTTGAATATGGAGCAGGCATCGTTACAATGCCACCATCAATATTTGAAAAGATGTATAATCACATTCTGACCGACAAAGGTTTAGATCTTTTCCAAAAAGATTGGGAAACAGTAAATGCACTTAAAATTTAAATGAGATTCACCGTTTATTCTAAGGAAGGATGTTCCTACTGCAAGAAAGCACAACAGATGTTAGACATAGCAAAAGTCGATTATGTGGTTTACAAACTCGGAGATCATTTTACAAAAGAGGGATTCATATCTGAGTTTGGCCAAGGATCATCCTTCCCAAAAATTACGGTGGATGGTAAGTTAATTGGAGGGTGTTTAGATACATTCAGATATCTAGAGGAGAAAAACTTAGTTTAATGGAAGATATATACACAATCGTAGATAGAGCAATAGATATTGCATTTGAAGAAAATAAATTTCATTTAAAGTTCTATGATTTTATGAAATCCTGTAAGACAACAGGAGTGGGAGCTAAGGAATTTAATCAAAGTTCAACTGCAAAAGAGTTGACTGATTTGATTGACGACTTAAGTGAATACATCAAAGGTGGTAAAGACAACAACCATCAGGTTTTGAGAGAAGCTTACGGTCATCTTGGCAAACCAAACGCAAGAAAAATTCGAGATTATTTTAATAGGATTTTAGAGGATGCCCAAAGATACGAAAAAGAAAGAAGAAGAGGGAGACGTAAAACTAAAACTAAATAAAGGCGTTGAACTTATGTTACAACGTAGGAGGAAACCCCCAAAAAAGTTTAACTTAAAACAATTCATTCAAGGTAACAACGTGTTAGCAATAGCATTAACATTTGGCACTCTTGTAGCAGTGCTTTTTCTCTGTGTTGGTGGTATAATAGGATGGTTATACAAAGAACATCAACAAAGATTAATTATTCCTGAGATGCATCCTGAGATGTATGACTTGAAAGGCAACTTAATTCCAGATGAGATTATTGCTTTTCGATTTGAAAACGTAAATTTTGATAGTGAAACTGAAGAAGAACTATGACTACAACGCATCCCGAATTGGGAGAAGCTAGATTACCCAACAATCCTCTTTTGAGTGAAGTGTTGGCGTTAGTATCAAAACAAAAAACAAAGGCAAAAAAGATTCAAATTCTTAAACAGAATGAATCTTTACATCTTAAATCTGTTTTGATTTGGAATTTTGATGAGTCTGTGAAATCAATGCTTCCAGACGGTGATGTTCCATTTGAAAAGAATGCTGCACCAGCAGGCACTGAACATACATATCTTGCCCACGAGTGGAGAGTATTATATAATTTTGTGAAAGGAGGAAATGATTCTCTTCGACCTATGAAGAGGGAACAACTTTTTATGCAACTTCTAGAGGGTTTGCATCCTGATGAAGCAGAGATTATCTGTTTAGTTAAAGATAAAAATCTAAAGAAGAAATATAAATTAACTCGTCCAATCGTCGAAGAGGCTTTTCCTGACATACAATGGGGTAATCGAGGATGACTCAAACAAAAGGTACAACAGAAGTTCAAACTTATTGGTCTTTAAAGGAGAAGGAGACTCTTCCTGATAAGTATTCAACAGAACTTTTGGTTGAAAATTGTAACAAAGATGAAGAAAAGAACACACAATTTCCTCTGGATGCATACATAATCACATATAAAGATTCAAACGGCGATGTTAGAAAAGACATTGTTCGGGCCAGCGCGAAGGTGAATCTGTTTGATATGTATTACGATAAGTTTGGAGCTAATTCTTTAATTTCAATAGATTACGGTCACGGAACTGTCAATCCGAAACTGTATGGTATCAAGGTTCCAAACAAAACTAAAAAAAGACCAAGGAGGAATGTATGAGTGGCGACGTAGGATTAGATAATGAACCCATCATTTTTTATAGTAAGAAAATGACCAAAGCTAAAATGATTGTTTTACAACATAAGGGTGTTAAATTTAATCTTTACAATAAAGCTATGAAAACATTAAAGGAGACTCATGAGTGACGAACTTCGGAATCAAATTAACGATATTATAGAGGGTGAAATACAGAATGGAATCAACGACTATTTGGAAGAGAAACAGGAACGAGAAAAAGATCAAGGAATGGGTTTTGTCACTTCAGAGGAGGCAAAAGAACTTAAGGTCAAGGTCTTCAAAGACGAAGTTGACAAAATAATGAAACAATATAAGAAGATAAAGAAACAACAAAAATCTAATTTGTTTCAAGTTAAAAAGATGGGATTGCTTGACAAGGATGGGAGACCGTTGAATGGATAATGAAAAGTTAAAAAAAATATTAAAAGACTTGAAAAATGTTGTGGGTGCGTTAGAATCAGAATTAGATGACAATAAAGATACTTGTTCTAATCTTGATTACGAACAAATTTATCCTTACATAACAGATTATGATGAAGTTTTCATGGATGAAGAGTGACGATCCTCGTTACTCAGAAGAAAAATTATTACTAAGACAAGCTTGTTTCAGATCTCTCTCGCATCATCTTGAGGATCATACAAGATCAGTCTATGAATTTGCTACCATTTGGTGTGAGAAACATGATACAGTAGATGGTATTGAACAAGGTTTTCAAGATCACCTAAGATCTTACGCAGAAAAAGCTTATGCCAACAGTTAAATTAGTATCTATTACTCCCGATGCGGAGAAGACAATGGCTTATATTGCCAGAGTTTCCAATCCATCAAATCAAAATAATGATGACTTTGCTGGACTTTTGAGATATTGTATTAAACATCAACATTGGTCTGTATTTGAACAGTCTTCAATGACTCTAGAGATTGAAACCACTCGTGCAATCGCAGCACAGATTCTGAGACATCGTAGTTTTACATTTCAAGAGTTTTCTCAAAGATATGCGGATACAAATTTAATTGCAGAGAAGATACCATTACCAGCTTTAAGAAAACAAGATCTTAAGAATCGCCAAAACTCCACTGACGATCTTGATGAGTTTGTTAAACAAGATATTGAAATGACAATCAAGGCTCATTTCAATCATGCAGAGAAACTATATAAAAAAATGTTAGAGGCTGGTGTCGCAAAGGAATGTGCTCGTATGGTTCTGCCACTCGCAACACCAACTCGACTTTATATGACTGGTTCTTGTCGTTCTTGGGTACATTATATTAATCTAAGATCCGCACATGGAACGCAAAAGGAACACATGGATATTGCGGAAGGATGTCGTGAGGTATTTACCGAACAGTTTCCTGTTGTTTCCAAAGCCCTTGATTGGGTCTAAATAATATTACAAAACGTTAAAACTTATGCCTACATACCCTGTTGTTAACAAAGAAACTGGAGAGAAAAAAGAATTATCAATGAGTATGCTTGAGTATTCCTCATGGAGAGATGATAATCCAGAATGGGATAAAGATTGGTCTGAGGGATGTGCTGGTCTAGGAGAGGTTGGTGAGTGGAAAGATAAACTTATCACTAAAAATCCTGGCTGGAACGATGTCCTACACAAGGCTTCTAAATCACCTGGCTCTAGAGTTACTAAAATCAACAAATAAATGGCAAGAAAAAAAGATTCTCCAATAGGAGTAGGAATGACTGCAAAACAGATGAAGAGGAAAAGACCCATAAATTCTGATCTTCTAAACAAGATCGAACCAATTACAGACAATCAAAAGACTCTCTTTGATAATTACAAAGAGGGTAAAAATATTTTTGCCTATGGTGCAGCTGGAACAGGTAAAACTTTTGTTGCCCTATATCTTGCATTAAAAGATGTTTTAGATCAACACACACCATATAATCAACTTTATATTGTAAGATCCCTCGTTTCAACGAGAGAGATTGGATTCTTGCCTGGCGATGCAGAGGATAAATCTTTTCTATATCAAATACCATATAAAAATATGGTAAAGTATATGTTTCAAATGCCCACTGATGCGGACTTTGAAATGTTATATGGAAATTTGAAACAACAGGATACTATTAAATTCTGGAGCACATCATTCATTCGTGGAACAACAATTGATCAAGCGATTGTGTTAGTTGACGAGTCACAAAACTTGAATTTTCATGAATTAGATAGTATAATAACAAGAGTAGGAGAGGATGCTAAAATTATTTTCTGTGGTGATGCAAGTCAAACAGACTTACAGAAAACTAACGAGAAGAATGGCATTCTTGACTTTATGAAGATTATTGAACAAATGCCTGAAGACTTTGCAATGATTGAATTTGATATCAATGACATCGTTCGTTCTGGCCTTGTAAGAGAATATCTTCTTAAGAAAATGGCATTGGGTATGTAATGTTTATTATTGAAAATCACTTAGGTGATTTAGAGTTAGAGAAAAAAGAGACCGACGGACTTCGCCTATATAAGTTACCCAATGAAGATTGGGTTCCTTCTATCACCTCTGTTACTAGTTTCTATAATCGAGAGGTGTTTCGTGAATGGAGAAAGAGAGTCGGAAATGAAGAAGCGGATCGTGTCACAAGAGAGGCAACTCGTCGTGGTACGGATTTTCATGAAGCTGCACAAGCATACTTGATGAATGAAAAATTAGATTGGAAAGAGTTTCAACCACTCACCCAGTTTATGTTTCACAGTGCGAAGTCAAGTTTAGATAAGATTGGAAAGATTCACGCAATAGAACGCACACTTTATTCTGAATATCTTGGTCTGGCAGGAAGAGTCGATTGTATCGCCGAATATGAAGGCGAACTTGCTGTTATTGATTTTAAGACCTCGAAAAAAATTAAACCAGAAAAATGGATTGAACAATACTTTGTTCAAGAGGTTGCATATGCCTGTATGTATTATGAACTGACTGGAATTCCTGTCCAAAAACTTATCACAATCATGGTCACACCATCAGGTGAAGTTCATGTCTATGATAAGAGAAACAAAAGTGACTACATTAAATTATTAGTGAAATATGTTAAAAACTTTATCGAAAACAGAATGGTGGTTAATGGGTAACATCGACAAAGCACTTAAAGAAAAATTTCTATGTTCATCGCAATTTGCACAGGACATAGAGAATATTGTCAAAGACGATAATTTAGGTTATATTGATGCTATCATACATTATTGTGAACAAAATGCGATTGACGTTGAATCAGTTCCCAAACTCATTCCAAAGCCTCTTAAGGAGAAATTGAAATGGGAAGCAACAGAACTCAACTTTCTAAAACGTACCTCAAGAGCAAAACTGCCCTTATGACTGGTTTTGACTGCTATCGAACTTACTTAGCATTCAAAAATCATTTTACGAAAGATAACTTTGATTATTTTAAATATGGTGGTAAGACAAATGCAACTACCACATCATTTAATAAGAGAAAAGATAAATATTTTTTTGAAAAAATGTCTCGTCAAAAGAAAGATGAGGACATTGTAGATTACTTCACTGCTATTTTTTCTCAGTGTGATGATCCACAGAAAATGTGGATTGGAGAAATCATAGAAACTGGTGAGGATAAATATAATGCTTGGAAGAAAAGGATACAAAGTTTAAATTATCTTTTTCGACAAGAGATGACAGACCTTTGTGATGGCAAAGAATTTAATTCTTTATTTGAGTGTAAAAATGGTAGACATCCAATAATTATAAAAGAACATTTAAAGAAGAGTGTCACTGTCGAAACTTTAGTGATACTTGATGGACTGTTAGGATATAAAAAAGACTTTGATGCTAAGCTAGATGACTTTGTGTGGAAAACCGTTAGCATGAAACTCGATAAATATAAACCCTTTTTGTTAAATAATATTAACCTCGTAAAGTACAAACAAACCCTCAAGGAGATAGTTATCAAATGAGTGATTTTTTCGACTCTAAAATAGTCAAGGAGAGTCTCGAAGATATAAAAGAACTTCAAGATCTAGTTGAAACTAGTATCATTGATACCGCTTTTGCGCCCATCACTGGATATGAGGATAATGAACTAGAACAGCTTGAGTTAATCGAGGAGTTGTTAGAGAAACAAAAGCTAATGTATTTCCGATGCAAACTCTCAGAGGATAAAGATGCGTTGTTAGTTGCTGAGAATATGAGAGACTCTCTAAGACAAATGGGCATGCCTAGAGGTGCGACTGTAGAACAGATGTTTGATAAATTAAAAGGACAAATCAGACAATTAAAAGAGGCGCTTGACAATAAATAGTAGTGTGTTATAATACATTTGTCGGACGCGACAATGGGAGTGACTGAATAAACTTACTGGCATTTTGCTAGTTAAGGTGATACGTCAGAGGTGGTGCTCGCTGTCAGGAATGGCAGAACTACTCAACCAAGTAGGACGTAGGCAGATAGGTCTTTCTACTGTAGAAATGCCCCTGTCTTGTTGGTACACAGGAATCCAACCTCCCACCCTTAATCAAATAAAATCAAATAAAATCTAATGTCTTTTTCTAATCTAAAAAAACAATCTTCACTTGGCTCTCTGACTGCAAAACTTGTCAGTCAGGTTGAGAAAATGAACAAAGGTTCAAATGGTGTAGATGATCGTTTATGGAAACCAGAAGTTGATAAAGCAGGAAATGGTTATGCAGTAATCAGATTTCTCCCTGCACCAGATGGAGAAGATTTGCCTTGGGCAAAACTCTACACTCATGCGTTCCAAGGAACTGGTGGTTGGTATATTGAGAATTCATTAACAACACTCGGATCAAAGGATCCAGTATCAGAGTATAATTCACAGCTCTGGAACTCAGGTGTTGATTCAGATAAGGAAGTTGCAAGAAAACAGAAACGTAAGTTATCTTACTACAGTAATGTTTATGTTGTAAAAGATCCATCAAATCCTTCAAATGAAGGTAAAGTATTCTTATTCAGATACGGAAAGAAAATCTTTGACAAGATAACTGCTGCGATGCAACCTGAGTTTGAAGATGAGACTCCAATCAATCCATTTGATTTCTGGGCGGGTGCAAACTTCAAAATCAAAATTAAAAAAGTTGCTGGATATTGGAACTATGACTCATCAGAGTTTGCTGCTCCTGAGCCACTCTTTGATGATGACGATGCAATGGAGGCAGTCTGGAAACAAGAACACTCACTCGCTGAGATTGTTGCTCCAGATCAGTTTAAGTCATATGAGGATCTTAAAAAGAGACTTGATTATGTTCTTGGTCTAACTATTGCACCAAAGAGACAAGATCCAGAGGTTGCAAATGAAGAATTTGTCGAAACCGTAAACGAAGAACGTGCAGTTGTTGACACAACCCCATCATCTGTGAATCCAGATGAAGATGAGGAGGATGCACTTAGCTATTTTGCAAAATTAGCTGAAAATTAGAAAATATCCCGAAAAAAATTTCGGGCCATTTTTTACGCCAGAGGTCGCTCAAAACGACCTCTTTTTTTATGGCGAAATTATACGTGGATTTTCAGTTTTTTTGAGATCCTCTGATACAAATTGTCTTGATGGTTTATATTTCATAATTTCTCTAAAATTCTCAAGAAATAGATTTAAAAATTCGATTTTTAAAACATCAATATTTCTTTTTGCATCATTTAAATTTGTTTCATGTTCTAGAAAAGAAACTGATGTGAGTCGTGAGATAGTTCTTAAAGATCCATTATCCAAGAAAGTAATTGAATGATTTTCTGGAACAGTTAGACCTTCTGGTTGAATCAATTTGCCTAACGAATCTCTTATAACTTTAGTTTCATAATGATGAATGTTTGATAATTCTTGATCTGTATATTTTGCATTAAGATAAGTTAAAAAGTCTTGATTGCCCATTGGCCATTCATCTCTTAAATGAATGATATTGTTTGTGGTTAGTATAACCCAGTCAAGACCAGAATCTTGGTAAAAATTGTATGCAACTTGATCAGGTCTTTCATCATCTTGAACGGAATATTTTGTAAAAGCAATAACTGAATCAAAAATATCATCACGCATTACGGCGCGTTTAAATATATTTTTAACTACTTGATAATCATATATGGAATTTCGATCATTCGCTAATGATGGATAATCGAGATCTGGAAGTTGTCTAAAATAACTGTTTGGTGATCCTGAGTATGTCATGTTAGTATCCTACGGTGCCTTCTAATTCGCTTAAGGTTTGATCTCCTTCGTATATTGGTCGGAGTTCGGTGAAATTGAGATCCATTTTAAGTGCGACTGGTTGTGAATCTGTATATGCAGACCAGTAACCATTTGGAGCATAATCAACATTCATAGTTGTTAGTGCAAGACCGCCTGGATTAAATCTATTTACCGTTTTTAAATGATCTTTTGCCCTTGGCCCATTTTTATATTCTAGAATGAATATATCAGGACTTGATAAGAAAGTGGTATTTCTAAATTTAGGAGCCATCCCCTTCTTTAAAAAATGAATGATTTTTCTAATTTCTTTACCCTCTTTTTCACTTCTTGCAATCATAACAAAACTAAATGCAAAGTCTCGAATGACAGGCCCTTGAAATAACATTTCTGCATTTGGATTTAATACAGCACCACCCCTTCTCGCTAAAACTGTGTCTGCATCAATTTGTCCTCCAAGAGCACCGCCAACAATATCGGTTACACTCTGCACAGTTTTTGCCTGTCCTAACCCTTTAAGACTTTCAAAGAATCCTTGTCCTGCATTTCTACCAGCATTTCTTCTTGCTTGTCTATCTAGGGCTTTATCCTCCGCGCTTTTTCCACTAGGATTTCCAGGCAACATAGCATCAAGAGCACTAAGACTTTTTTCAGCTGCACCAAGAGCGAGAAGTCCAGTTTGAGTTAATTCACTTTTACCCCATTCAACACCATTTACATCTGTTGCTTTCGGCATTGGTAATAAAATACTTCCCATGAGCTTGCTACCTTTTACGCTGTCACCAGCAACATTTGTTTCACCTACTTTTCTTGCAGATTTACTTTGATTTACAGTTGCTCTTCGATAGTCATACCTTGAAATTTTAAAGTGATCCTGATTTGGATCGATATCTAAAGGATATGCTAAAATCTCACTATCTGATTTCATTAAAGGGCCATGGACTGATTTTGCTCCTCCTAAGAAATTTCTTGCAATATCACCTTGATCATAATCATCTCTTCCCCTACCAGTTGAGTATGCAAGTGATTTTGGTTTTTCAAAATCATTAGTTACAAATTGTTCGTTGTTAAATTTTTTCTGCGACTCTGCAAAATAAGTTGTTAATTCTTCATCACTTGCAACCTCAATTGAAGCTGGATATAAATCTTTATTAGGCCCATAAACTGCTTTTCTAAAAGCATCTAATGATTGTTCACTATTTTTAAAAGTACTAAATTCGACTGAAGAATTATCAACGGGTTCAAATAAACCTTTTGCATTTTTTTTATTAATTCCGATAAGTTTTCCACCAAGATTATCAAAACTAATTGACTCATTGTTTATTAAAAATGGACGACTTTTTATTAAGGACATTAGACTTTGTTATAAATTCGGTCTCTTGGAACTGGAATTCCTCTCATATCAACGAATTTTTCAGTCGGTAATTGTGCTACGTCCGACCATTCACTATTGGGAATACGATATGGTGTTCCTCTCACGCCAGTATAGAGATATTTATGTAGAGTTATAGGAGGAACTGCAACTGCACCCTGAGCAGAGTTATTTAGTAAGCTTATTGCTAATTCATCTCTTTGAGTTAAACGAACATAGTGTAGATTGCACCCCAAAAATCCACCTGTTCTCATTTCGATTACATATGTTAACGGATACATGTCATAATATGGTTGTTTTGTCTGTGCTGAGTATGTAAAAAAATACATCTCTCCAGGCGCAAATCCAGCCGTGTCTGCATAATCAGTTTCAAAATTAGTCGAACCAAGTTCTTCAAGCAATTGTCCTCGGAAAAATTCCTCACTCACTTGACCACTCACTTTATTTAATATTCTCTGTAGAATACTCATCGGATTCCTAGTTCTTTTTCAGTCATAATTTTAAACTCTAATTTACGATCATCACAAAATTCCCTCGCTGCTTTCCATTTTGCCTGATTCTTGGCATATGTGATTGATTCATTTATTAATGTCTTTCTTGATTTTCCTTTCGTTGCTTTCGGTTCTTTAGTTTCTCTCATGGGTTTTACTTCAATCACTGATCTACGAATATTGCTATCTTTATCCTTATACTTAATAAAAAAGTCTGGAAAATATCTACGAACTTGATTTGTTGTTGGATCTTTATATGGTATCCAAAATTCTTCTGATGCCCACTCAAGTATATTCTCATTCAAATCACAGTAATTCATGAACTTTCTCTCCCAAAGAGACCTATAAATAATATTTTGAGAGTCTCC